GATAAAATAGCAGAAGAATATGGCGATTTAGTCGGTGGATACGATAAATTTATTGAATTATATAATGAAGCACACAAAGATAGATATTCTTTTCTTTATTTGAAACTCAGCGAAAATCCAGCAGAAGCATATATTCGTCATGAAACTAAAATATATCCAACAAGAGATACAGAAACAGAAGAATTAGAGATAGACTAGCGAATATTATTAATTATTTTGATAATTAAAATAAAATAACATTTAAAATTATAAAAATGGATTTATATGGCACCAATGGGAATGCTATTGCGATGGGAAACGCAAGAATGCAAGCTGTTCGTGATTTTAATGACCGAGTGAGACAACATAATAGTGATGTAGTTAATAGTATCCAAAATTTAAGAGACCAAGAAAAAACATCAGATACAATAAACCAGATTAAAACACAAGCAACTAATCTCTGGACAGCAAAAGATATTCCCGGAAAAGTTGCTGAATACAATAAATGGAAAGCATCAAGAAACGCAACGAATCCAGCAGAAGGTTCTGTTCGTAGATCCAGAACTTTACCAAGTCAAGAAGCAGCCCCCGCAGAAACTACTACTGAAACTACTGGTGAAGCAATATCAGAAGGAGCACCAAACGCTGAAACTGTATCTGAAATTGCTTCATCTTCGGAAGGTGCTACTGGTGCTGTTGCGAAAGGTATGACAAAAGCAGGTGAAGAAGTTGCGGAAACTGCTTTTGGTAAAGTCGCCGGTAAAGTTGGTGTTCTTGGTTCAGCCGCTCTTGGTGGCATGGATTTATATGAAGATATTAAAGCGGGTGGCATTGTGGGTAATAATAACTGGGAAAAAGCGAGTAATCTTTTACAGATTGGTGGGAGTATTGGAGATTTAGCGGGGGCATTCTTTCCACCCGCAAAATTAATTGGTGGTGTTCTTGATTTAGCATCTGGTATTACAGATGCAGTTGGTGAAAAATTAGATGCAGATAAACAGAGTGATGATTTAAAAACTCAGCAACAGCAGGAAACCGAACAAGAAATAGCGGCTCCCGTTCAACAAACTGTCGCCACAGGAAGAGTTCAGTAAAACTTTAAAACTTTTTTGATAATATTTTTTTAATTATTTTTATAATATTTAAATTATAAATATGTCAACTTACTGGTCAGCCGATGATTCTGTTAGAGTTGGAGAAAGGAAAATATCCGTCCCAAGTGAAAATGGTTTATCTTATTCACCCGGACAGAAGGTTCAACTTTTTGTAGATCCTTCCACTAAATTTATGGATGGTCGTGAAACTTATTTACAATTTAATGTAAAATTATCTCTACCTTCGGGGGCAACTCCAACCCGATTACAGTTAGATAAATGCACGTCTACTATCATCAAAAATATTAGAATCTATGATGGTTCAAGGGGACAGCTTCTTGAAGAATATTCTGACTATGCAACTTATGTTGCTGTAAAGTATGATTATGATAAAGATAAAACCACTGAAAATATGCGTGCTTTAACAGAAGGTTGTGCTGTTCATCAACCCGATAATCGTGGCGACCAAGGAACAACCAAGACTGCTATGGCAAACACAATCACTAATCCTTTCTTCAAAAAGACTTCGGGTAATCAAGCAACTGCTTTCTCTGATAGTGATTTCTTAAATGCTAAAATTACTTTACCCCTTCACACGGGAATTTTCGCTGATTCAGCATCTATTTTCCCAGTTATGATGACAAATGGTCTTTATATCGAAATTGATTTAAATGAAGCAGAAAATATTATTAAGCAGTTAGATAGTGTTCTTCGTGATAACAGAACTCCACTTAATCCATATTTTCATTCATTAAATGGTTCAACTACCCCAAATACTTGGGCGAATGGGGCTACAGCCGATACTTTCTATGTTGATTCATTGAATAATCTATCTGGTGCTGATAGAGTAGCACGTTTCCCATTTGTTGTCGGTGAAACTTTCAACTTCTGTAGATATAATAACAACGGTAGTATTTCTGTATTAGATGGAGTATTAGAAATTAGTGAAATTAATTTATCTACAGCTGCTAATGGTAGTGAAGGTTTAATTGAAATTAAGACTACCGCATCTCGTGATAATGATGGTGTTGCTATTGATGGGAATTATGTAATGTATTCTACAGCAGTAGCAGACGCAGCTTCGTATGACGCAAGTTATACAGTCAGTAATGTAAATCTAATTGTTTCACAAGTAGAATTAGATCCACAATTTGAGCAAGGAATGATGAATAAAGTTCGGGAAGGCAGAGCAATTGAGTTTGATATCATGTCGGCAACAAATTACAAGCACAGTATTTTAGCAAGTGATAGACAAACTACTTTTCAGATATTCGCACAGAATAGTCGGGCAAAGGCTCTGTTAGTTGTTCCACAAGATAGTAGTGTATATACTTCTTCACAGTTAATCTCTGGCTCGGGAACATATTTAATTAAAGGAACTAATTATTCTGTTGATAATACTACAAGTAAAGCGGCTCATGATATTTGTATCGCTTCTAATCGTTCAGCATACACTGGTATTATTGATGAATTATCAAGCATTCAGTATACTATCAATGGTAAGCGTGTTCCAAGTCGCGAGATTTCTACAAGAAAATTAGCAACAAAGAATAGTCTGGACGCGTTTCATCTGTATGAATTAGAGAAGACATTAGATAACTCTGGTATCAAACCCCGCTCTTTCACTGAATTCCAGAATAACTTTATATTCGGGCGTGGTTTCTCGGCGGGTGGTCAGAATGGCGTATTAGATTTAAGGGGTAAAGATTTAGCGGTAATCCTTCGTTATCAGACTTCCACCGCACCGAGCAAGGGCAAGTTATTTAATTCTTATGTTGTTCATGTTCGCCGTCTTGTAATTCGGGACGGTTCAGTAGAAGTTGTGATGTAAGTAAATTCAATAAACCAAAGGTATGCTTCGCTAAACCAAAGGTATGCTTCGCTAAATTTTTTGTTAATTTTATTTTTGATATTTTTATAATATTTAAATTATAAAATATGACTTCCCGCTACATAGAAATTCGCCCCGATAATATTCCCGCCGATGGAAAGATATCTTTTAAGAATGGTTTTCCCGTTCTTTCATTCACAGTATCTGCTCAGGATGGTATGCTTGATCCTTCCACTATAAGAATTATCGGTAATTTTAATGCTTTCAAAGATAATCTTGCTAATCCCACTCGTTTAACAGATGGAGATAATGTCACTATGAATAATCGTCTTGGTATTTATAATGTTATTGAAAGTTTAACTATTAGAGCCAATCGTTCAAAAATGGTTTGTGAAAATATTCGTCATTATTCGAAATTTATGAATTCATATCTTGCGTGCACAAGTTCTCTACAAGATCAGATTGGACATCTTCAGCAGTCGTGTTTGATTTATCCGAATGCCACTACTTTCCGTAAATCTGTGATGGAAAGTCTTGATGCGACTGTTTCTCCAACTAATGAATTTTCATTTCATGTCCCCTGTGGCTTTATGCAGTCTGGACAGATGGTAGATTTACGCCAAGATGCTTTTGGTGGTATTCAGTTAGAATTTTTACTTCAACCAGATAGTAATGTTCTTTTTAATACTGCTGGTTCTACTACTGGTATTGGAGATGCTCATTATGAATTATCTAATCTTAAATTAACTTGTGAAGTTTCTGATATTCCCGCAGGAACTCCAAGTGGTAGCGAAGGAGCATATAATTTTAATACTATTACATCTCTCTACACGAGTATTAATTCGACGAATGCTCAAATTCAGTATTCGCTCGCTTTACAGAATGTTATTTCTGCTTTCGTCACCTTTATGCCAGTTTCTAATATTAATACTCTTACACAAGATGGACAAGCAACTACTTTCCCAAGTGGTGATGGAAGTGTTAAAACTAATCTCGCTCCAATCCGTAGAGTTCAGTGGTTAAAGGGTGGTTCTAAATATCCAGCAGATTTTGATTATGTCACAAATATTGTAGATGCCCAAAATACATCTTCAAAGGTTGTTGATCCACAGATAGTTAAAACTCTTGTTCAGGCGATTTCCCCCGACAGCCAGTATTCTATGGAACGTCTATCTGTATCACCAGTTAATATGAACAGAAATTATAATATGATTGCTTCTACTACGGGTGAAGATTCATACATGAATATTGCCGAAGGCGGTGGTGTTTACGGTTTAGCAGTTAAATATGGTATCGGTGAAAGCGGAGATGATTTCACGCAGGAGCAGTGGGGTTTATCTATTGATAGCGACCTTAAATCTGATAATCCAATTGGCGTTTACATCTTCATTAAGTCCAAGTCTCAACTGTTATATTCTCCGCAGGGCGTTCAGCTCAGACAATAAGTAATCTAAAGTTTTTTTCTACGTTTTTTATTTTGATTAATTTATTTTTTATTTTTTTATAATATTAAAATTATAATAATAAAGATGGATAATGATGATGATTCACAGATTCCCAACTTCCTTATGCTTGATCAGATACCCGTAAATTACACTCAGCAGTTAGAAACTGATTTACTTGAACCAGTCGTTTTTTCGCAGGGAGCAGCCACTACTGATGGTTTCGCCCGATTTACTTTACAGAACAAAGGTTTCTTACATTCCCACTCAAAAATTTTTATCGCTTTAAAGCCCGGTGCTGGACAGACTGATGTATTCCTTCAACCACACGTTGGTATTGGTCAAGTTGTAAAGAAGGCTGTTCTCAAAATTGGAAATAAAACTCTTAATGAAATTGATAGTTGGGCGGGACTTCACGCTGTTAAGTCGTCTCTAATTACAAATGAAAATAATGTTGAGCGTGAGATGTATTTAACTGGTCGTTCTATGAATTTTGGATTTGTTTACAATAATGATAGTAAAGTTTTCGCTGATTCTATTGGTTTAGATAACGGCATGGAATATGGTGCTGGAACTCCAGCCAGATTAAATCAACCATCTTGGGCAAGAATGGATACAGCAAAACCCGAAGAATGTCCTTCATACAGTATTGATTTAAGCGACCTTTTCCCTTTCCTTAAAGTTAATCAGCTTCCTTTATATTTAATTAAAGAACCAATCAATATTGAATTAACTTTCCAACCAACTCAGGATCATCGTGTTCAGATATCTACTGGTCAAACACCAAACGTTGCGTGTGAAATTGTCCGTGATGAACTTAAATTCTGTGCTGATTACATCTTTTATGGTTCCAGTGATGAAATGGATAGATTTGCTATGGGTCGTGGAAAAGATATGAGTTTTTCATTTGTTGATTATCGTTTAGTTGAACACACTACATCTCCAGCACAGTTAGCATCTGGATTAATCAGAAATCTTGGTATGGCGAATCGCATGGTTCCCCGTGTTATTACTCTATTACCAGCGGACGGACAAGATGAAGATACTATTTTGGGAAGGAATAACTCTATGGCTCCCACCCAGAGTGCTAGTGGTGTAATGGGTGAAGTTAAATATAATATTCGCTACAATGATAGATTTGAGTTTACATCTGATGTTGATAATGTATCTCGCTTATTCTCTGTATTACAGCAATCCGAAGGTGTTCCATTCATTACTCGTCAGCAATTTAGTGATTGTGGCACAGTAGCGGGTGGTTTAACAGATGATACTTACCAAGGTCGCAGTCAGGAAGGGATGGAAGGTCATATGTTTTATCTTGGAACTCGTCTTACAAATGGCAGAGTTGGTCAGCGGGGTATTGAACTTCATATTACTCACGCTGCCCCAGTTGGTGGTAGAGTTGTTGATTTACTACGCTGTTATTGTGAATACATTCGTGTTGCAAGATTATCGAACGGATTTTTTGAAGTTTATAACGCGTAGTCTGACAAATGACCACTATTTAAAGTTA